ACATCGTTGGATCGCATTTGTACTACAGCATGTAACTGTGAATCACGACAATAATAAGTTACTGCGTTTGTACAAATAAAATCGTTCTTGCCTGACTCATTGTATTCGTGCCATATGGATGGTCGTGTGTATATCATTGTTGCACGACGCGATTCAGGATTGTTGCGTAATTCATTTAGACAGTGTTCATATTGATTATCGTAGTCTTCAGAGTATATCAATGCACCATAATTAGAATTAATATCGCCAGACGCATTAGCAGTTAGACGCCATTGTTCAGGAACGGGATCCATTGCGTTTATGTTACATATCTGCGAATCATACCATGCTGTTTCTTGTTGTATATATGTGTCATTTGGTTTCCCAAATATAGCAGGTCTATCTGCCTCGAAACATGCGCCCACAAGTTCGATAGTGCGATGTCCTGACCTATCTACACAAAACTTTTTCTTTGATAATTGTCTTTTAAAGTATTGTGCAATGTCATGACATTTTTTAAGTGCCATAAACATATTACAATCCCACTTTGTTCTTGAATCGTGCAGTCAACGAATCTAATTCAGATACCAATTGTTTTGTTTCGGTAACAAATAACGAATCAAACAGTTTTGCTTTGTCGTCGATCTTGTTATCGACCAACACAGTTTTTACAGTTTGTTCTGCAACTTTTTGGTCTTTCAGTGTGCCTTTTTCTAACACAGACATAATTTCTTCTGCAAATGCGTCAGATATAGACTGTTGTTTTGCTATTCTTTCGACCAACCACTGTGCTTGTTTTGGTGTTATTGTGCCTCGGTCTAATAATCTAGATTTAATACCGTCTAGTATATTTGCTGTGACCAAAGATATCTTTGAGTTTGCTTGATCATCAAAATACTGATCAAGGTTTGGTGTGTGTTTTGTCATTTTATTTGCCTCCTGAGTTTGGGTTGTTTAATGACTGTTTGTTTATTATACATAGATTATATTCCGTTGTAAACATTAAAATATTAAATCTTTCCAATTTTCGCTTGAACTGACACGCTTTTGAAGTGTGCTTGTTGGCGCAAATTGTTTTGTATAATTTTCGTCCGGTAATGTACATTCCCATATACAATTACGCGAATATTGTGGGTACAACGGTGCAAATATTGTGCTAAGATAATTTCCGTCATAGTATTTTTGTAATTTAGCAAACACAGACGCTTCATCGTCTGTCAGTTTCTTTTTATAATCTTTTTGACTTGCAAATGTACCAAACTGTGCATTTATTGCTAGACCACATTGTTCTATTACTGCACCAAATGCTTCATATGTCATTTCGTTGACATGGTTTTTCGCTGCTCCGACTTTTTCGTCATAACACGGTGTCGATAGAAAAATAGTACCGCCTGGTTGTAATATCCTTGACATTTTTTTAAGCATTTCCATGGCGTGTTTTGGTTCGACATGTTCTAATACTTCAAAACATACAATTGTGTTTATTCGATCAAATTCTGTATCATCTATTGTTACAAAATCAGTTTCGCTCCAAACTCGGTCAGGTTCCCAACCTTTTCCGCTTTTATTGAAGTATTTCTTTGGATCGACTTTAGAATAATCTATGGCTGCATAATATTGCGGACTCATCATGCCTGAACGCAATAACTTAGGTAACGGAAATTCTGCTCCACAACCAATGTCAAGTATTCTTTTTTCTTTGTCTTTTTTAGCCACATGTTTTGCTACATGTGTCCATCGTAAACAGTGAACTATATAGTCACGATGTATTTGGCCTTTGTCTTCAAAAGCATCTAACGACAAATATGTTTTGTCAATTGCTTTTCCGTACGCATTACTCATTTTTTCCTCCTGTTTAATATATCTTTGTTGATATCTTGCCCTTGCATTTTACCTCTGTAGTATTCTACAAAGAATGAAGCATAGTTTATAAGATCTTTTGCAGAATCTTCTAGGCTTTCATAATTTGTTTTGTGTTTTGGTTCTGCTTCTAATGCCGAAATAACTGATTTTAATCTTAACATTTTTGTATTCATCATATCAAATATACTTGCACATCCTCGAGGATAATAATCCGATTGTTGAATATCTGAATGTGTATTTTGATAATCTTGTCCTTTGCGTGTTTGAATATCTTTGCATTCGTCTAAAACTTTTATTGACTCTTTCATATGTACTCCTTTATGTCGGGCGGTGTCCAACCTTCTGGTTTAACAACATCCCATTTAGATCGTTCTGTTGATTTTTGTATTTTTTTCATGTTTGCGCTGTGAACAGTTTTAAATGCTTCATCAAAATTAAAATTTTCGTAATATGCTGTACCTAATGCAACATAAATTAAATCTATTAAAGCATCCAATTGACCTTCTCGGTCATTATTTTTTACAGAGTCAATATATTCATTTAACTCCTCTTGCATGTGTTTTATTCTTGCATGTTGCAATTGGATGTTGTTTGGATTGACTTCTAGTTGATATTTTTTGTGAAACTGTTTTACAAGTTCGTATAGATTGATATTTTCTGCCATTTGTTTCTCCTAATTGTACTTATTATAACATAAAATTATTGGTATTAAAACACTTATTTTTAGCCTATATAAAAACAAACAATAAATACTTTTGATTGAAACTTTAACTTTTCTGACATATTAAAGTTTAGATCTTTCTAAAGAGGGCATGCCTCAAGTTGTATATGCCATATGATTCTCCAAGCCTGCCCTCTTTTTCCTACTAATAAAACTATTAAGATTTTCTATTACCTATGCTTAAAAGGTCTCTAAACGCGTTTAAATGGTGTGTTTGATGCATAGATCCAAAAAGATTAACAAAAATGTTTACATTTGATATATAACTACATATAATCATTTTTAGGCATATACACAGGCATATTAGGCATTTCAAGCAAAACATAGTAACAACAAAATTTATAGAAGTTTAACACACCCTTTAATTGTGTAGATCTGTTACAATCGCAACTGTTAGGCTAGGACAGTATAAACAAATGGGCAGTTATGCTAACACATTTGGTGACTTTGTGTGTTAGGCTTTGTAAACTATGACTTTAAGTTAAGTACGGTCCACCTACTGTTTACAATGACGGAAGTCGGATTCCTAGAAATAGGTTGGTAAGATATGCAAACCCTTTACCATAATATTGGATGTAGTGGACCTAACGATGAAGGCTTTTTTTTAAATTTTACTAAAAGTCTTCCTGTCAGAAAAAAAGGAGTTAAGAAATTAAAAAATGACGACAGTCATTTTTTGGACTAATGCAATTAGTCCTTTATATCAATTGATAATAATTCACAAAATTGACTTGACGACATATGCGGAATACCGACATCTCTTGGTTCATCACCTAACAGATGTATATCACATCTATGTTGTTCAGATAATCGTTCTAATACACGAGATTGATGATTTGTGTGTTTTATGACTGATCGTCTACCTATACCATAATCATACACAGACTGAGTGCTTAAACCCCAATCACATCCTATAATAATAATATGTTCGGGTTTCAAATGATCAACTGCAAGAGTAACTGCCAAAGTACCGGATTGTTCTGGTTTACGATGCTGAGGTAGAGGAATTTCTTTCCAACCCTTGTATTGTTGTGCAAATCCGTCGCGACACCAACGAGTTACACCATCTGTTGGTTTAATATTATTCAACATCTGCCAATCATAACAAACAACATGATCGACTGGTCTGTCTCTTAAAATATAATTGCAACCAATCTCGATTTCTTGTTTGGGCACATGCAACCATTTTTTCATGCTTGGACCGTTGAACCAAATTAATGTTACCATTTATTTCCTCTTAATAGTACTCGACCTGTTGGAGTTAAACGATATATGTCTCGTTGTGGTTTAACTTTTAAAGTATATTCACAGGCTCGATTCCCCGGAACGCAGGAACAAGTGTTGGACTTACCATTTCCGTATTGTAACCTGCATTTCCAAGTGCCTAACTCACAAAACGCTTTATCTAACTCACCAGTCTTCATTGCATACATATTTAATCGTATAATAAATTATTGGTAAAAAAAAATAACATTAAATACTAATATGATAGATAATGCTAAAGACTTCTGTGACATAATGGAAATCTCTCTGGACCTACAGGATTTCGCCAAGCGATTAAAACGACATGACTTCCCACAGGCCCAGGCCTTGATGCAGATGTCCAATGACATACAACAGCACCTGGAAGATGTGTCAGATGCTGTGAGTACAGACGCGATAACGCTGGAACAAGAGTTGAGAAGTGAAATTTGATTTAGGTAATACTACATTTGATCTACAAGCAACAACATTCACAGAGTTGTTTGATATGATCACAGAATCACATAAACCTAAAGCAAGATACACAACACATCCACAAGGCAGAGATATCCTGTTGGAAATATGGGACAATGAAAGCATGGACGCCTCACACACAGAGAATGAACAATGAATCGCGTACTCACTCTGCTACAACAACTTCGTCAGAGATTAGAGTCAGCAAATTACATAGATTTTCGTGCAGTAGATTATATCACAGAAATAGAAGCCGTGGTAAAGAAACAAAGTAGTTCTCAACCAGAGGTTGAAAAATTAGGTTCAAATCAATCAAACCCTACAAAAACAACTAAAACTTAAAATTTAGACTTACACAGACGCGCATACATTGAGACTTTCATGGTGATGTATATGTTACTATACCCTAAAAAGAGAGGCTAAAGTGTTATGGCCACCATAATAAACTTCAACCTCTCACGAACTATATGTTATGAATGTATGAAGATCAATAATATCTGCGTCGTATGATAGTACGCAGTTTATAGTTCAATAATATTTATGAATCAGTAACTTCTGAATTATCAGAGAAATATCGCCAAACTCCCCCGGCGAAGAATACTGGAGTATCTATTGTAGAGTCACCATCTGATGCCATTGCAATCATTCCATCCGCTTTGTCAGTCCTGTCATAGAGAGCACTTCTAGTTTGTGGATTTAATTGAATAACAGAGTTGATATTAACGCAACCTGTAGTAGGTGTAAATGTTAAGTCTGTCGAAGAACTTGAAACAAGTGTGTCAGGTAATTGTGTGTTTGTAATCTTTGAACTTGCATCAATTCCTGCAACTCCTGATGCTTGATTTCTACCATTGATTATGTTTTTAATTTCATCAAACGCCGCTTTAGCATCTGCTCTGAAACTTGCTGGATTGTCTGAACCCGCATCACAATTTCCTGTGTTTATGTTTGTATCATCTGTTGGCCAAGCCATGTTAAACTCCTTTGTTTATATTATTTATTTCTTTACAATATTTCCATATGTATCTTGTGCTACAAGTGGTAATCCTTTTACCAATGCGCGTATTTGACAATCTGTTTCGTCACCAGTGTTTGGTTTGAATAACCTAATTGTAAATGCTTGTGTATCAGTCGATACCAACTGTATCAAAGGTACAATAGTAACCGATGATGTTGTTATACTTGCTGTACTTTCTGTTAGATAACCTTCCGCTACATAGTCTAATTGCACATAGTTGCCCGGCGCAGATGTGCCGGTAGCATTAGTGTCACTTATTGTAGAAGTCGGTGTTACACCAACATAATTTATTGCTGTGTATTGTTGTCTCGTCGGAATAGTTCTTGTCACACTTGAACCGTCATCATAAGTGCTTGTGTTTACATTTTCTATTTCTTCCGATATAGTTTCTCCGTCTAATTTAATGTTGACACCTGTCAAACCCTGTGGTGCCGAGTTAAGTCCCGAATCAATGTTTACTGTGACTCGATAGTATCTTTTTGCGCCCAACGATGTAAAGTTTGGATTGGATGTTCTTGTTATAGTAATGCTACTTGCACTACTCATATCTGAGTTGACACTGCCCTCGATTGTTATTGCGGGTTTGTCTGAACTGAATGTTGCTGTATCAGATCCACCATCAACTTGTGTGAATACATCTACAAATGGAACCACTGTCTTGTTTGAGCCAAAATCAATGATGTCGGATACAAATTGCACAGTCGTTGATGCAGAAAGATTTTGATACCATGATGTCCAACTATCCCAGGTTGCATACGGTGATGAACCAAGATCCGCCCAAGTAAGAGTATCTTTTGGAAGATAAATGTTTTGGTCTGAGTCGTAAAATCCTGTGCCTGCCATGTTATGCCTTGAACTCCGTTTCTCCTACCGATGAAGTAACTGTATTTGAAGTTACAGTTGTGCCCACAGAACTACCCGAAGGTGTATATGTTGGTTGCAGTGTGGTGTGTCCAAATGTTGGACTAAGCCAATCAGACCGTCTGCCTAACTCGTTTTGGACATAAACATATGCCTGGTAAGATTCACCGGGTGTAAGATTTTCAAAAATAAATTTTGTGTCTTTTGTTCTTCCGACTTCTTTTATGTTAGTGTATGGTTCGCCCTTTCGATGTATCAACACAACATAATGATCCAAGAATGGATCGTCGGTTGCCGACCATCTTACTAATAATGTGTCTGACCTTCCAAAAGCATGTGCGGTCTCTACTATTACAGGTCTGTTAACTTTTTGTACACTAAACGGATCAGGTAAATTCAAAACTGGCTCAGTGCCTGTCATTGTAAAGTTCTGTAAGTCTTGCACATACATAGATGGTTGATGTTCTATGGCTGTGATAACAATTAACCCGTCCTGACCCATTGTTAAATCTAAAACTCTAAATGGTCCATTTATTCCAAATGGTTCATTGACTACTGTAATTAAATTACTTGGAATTAAATCAGAAGCGCCTAGATTAGTTGCAAAACTTATTAATGTATTGTTTCTAGATTTTCTTACAACCATTTGTGCAAACAAGTGTGCTCTATATTCAGTAATGCACCATGGAATTGCAAAACTGCTTTCGAGTTTTTCTCCGTTGTCTTCTGTTAACAGAGCATCATAGTCTGAACCATCTGGTGGAAAAATTGCTTCTGCTGTTCCACCTTCTGTGATTCCGTCTGTGTATGTTATTCTTACTCTGTTTAATCTTGTTGATCGGTCTGGTCTTTCTATAGTTATACCACCGACGATATTGTCATTAGTGAATGTTTTAACTGTCTGAATATTGTTGATGTCGCCTGTATAGGTGTTCAACTCACCGCCCATTACTACATCTTCCGGTCCTTCTATTACACATTTGAATCTGCCATTTGAATATGGTAACATACCTCGGAATGATTGTAAAATTATTTTTATATTGTTCATTATGCTTTGGCTAGTATCAACATAGATAGGGCATTCAAAAATTTTCACTGAACCTATAAAATAATTATTGTTGATTTGTTGTCGTGTAGTTTGTAATACTCTGGCCGCATCTCTAAAACTGTCCCAATCGATTTTGTCGTCGCGTAGTCCTTTTCCATAGAAAGGATTTCGTAGATAGTCCAACAAGACATTCACAGGATTTGTTCCAAAATCACCGCTGGAAGAATCACGATTTTGTCCATATAAACCTTTTCCAATTCCTGCTCTTTCAGAACCGTTTGAATCAAATATATCTTGCGCATATGATTGATATTGTTCCCTAGGTGTTGATGATGCCGTTGTTGTTCCATGATTTGAACTGATGTGTTCAGCATTAAAAATTACTTTTCCGTTTATTCTAACTTTAACATCTGGAATACCTTTGTAAGGATTATTGTTAGCATCTTCTTGTGTATCAATTTTTTTCCATTCAAACCTCATAGCATACCAAGCCAACCCAACAAATTGATGATCGTGTGTCCATCCAGGCGCACCGCCCGACCCGTCAATGTCAGCAAACACTCCGTCATTTGCACCATTTCTAGGCTCATCTGGATCTGTATAATCAACAGAATAAAGACCAGAACTGTTTGGTCTGTTTCTACCATCGAAGAACTGACATTTTAATCTATCTTTGTATGGACCTGATGTTGGTTCTGCTACAACTCCGTGTGTGTAAGAACTTAAAGGCACATTGGTGTCATCTATCCATACAGCAGAATCACGGTTTTGTTGTAAACCAACAATTGGACCTTCACAAAAAACTATTGCAACATAAAGATATTTGTTGTCTGTTCCATTTGTGGAAACAAATACTCGAGTGCCTCCAATCTTTCGTGTGCCATACACTAGTGGAATAGGATTTGAACCTCCCTGGAAGTTTAATAAAATTCCGTCTAATTTTTGTTGACCTGTTTCGTTTGCTATTTGTGGAATTGACTGTGTGGTTGAAAAAGGTGTTGAAACCGGACCTACAAGAAATGTTGCAACTTTTTTTACTGATCTTGCAACTTTTTTAATTGCTTTTTTTATTTTAGAAAAAAGACCCATTATAATTCAACCTCCCAAATTTGATCAGTTTGAAAAAATTGATTATGTATGTAAAGCATATCTTTAACAGATTGATCCGATTGTAAATTTTTATTAGTAATCTTAATTTTAGAACAGTTGTTTTGTTTAGCAAGAACTTTGATTTGTTCTATCAATCTTTGTAAATGAATATCTCTTCTGTATTCTACATCAGTGTGAATCATGTCTATTTGAATATACTGATCTTTATTGTAAACTTCTTGTGCATACATTATAATTGCAAAACCTTTTAATATATCATTATCAAACAAGCCAATAACAGAATGATCTAACGCAACAATACATCTCCTTGCTTCTACATTTACTTGTTCTCTGTCAAAACTTATGTCTATTAAACCTTTTTCAGCAAATGATTTTAATAACAATTCATAAAACGCATTGAAATCTTTTTTTTGTAATTCTCTAGTATACATTACGGTTGTCCCCATCTTATATCTTTTTTCATTGATGATGCAAATTCAAAACATCTATCCCACGAATATCTTGCTTGTTGACTTGCTGGATTTGTTTTAACTCCGTTAATAGAATCAAACTTTGCAAAATTGTTAGAACAAGTTATGCTTAATGTTGATGTGTTTTCATCTTCTGTGATTGAATAACCGTCAATGGTCCCATCAAAAATCATGTAAACATCATTTTGAGAAAAAGTATAATCATCTCCCAACACTACTCTATAAAATACTGCTTGTCTTCCAGATAATCTTTTTAGTCCTGCATCTGATGTAACAAGTGCCGAAAGTGTTGTAGTATCAACTGCAGAAAATATAACATCAAAAGATTGAACGGTCAAATCTGCTGTTTCTTTTAAATTTCCAAAATTAATAAAATCACCTTGCGCAATATAACTTGTTGTTCCTGATGTAGGTGTTACTACTACTAAATCAATCGGTCCAGTGTTGTATTGGAGCATGGTATCATTGCCAGAGGCATCGGTCAAATGCAATTGGATAAGATCAACATAATGCACATTTTCAGCACCCAGTTTTGTAACTGTTGATGAGTTAAGAAGTCTTGTTGTTGAAGCAGGAATTAGTCCAGACATTTTATATGGACTCTCTTACTTCTATCTGATATGTGTAAAAACCGCTTTGATCTATTGTGAATGATTGTTGATCACCGACAAAATGCACCTTGAAAGGAACACTATTGAAAGTCACTGTTTTTCCATTGTCAGTGGCCTCCAACAATGGTGGATATATTCCAACCGCTATTGTTGATGATCCGTCAAATGTTACATCGCTGGTCAACATATGAATTTTGTCTTGGTCTTCAATGTGAATGAAGTCACCTTTTTTCAATGTGCCTGTCATTGGTGAACTATCAAAACGATTGCCAATTTTTATCTCGCTGGTTCCTGCGGCTTTCTGTGCTGTCGAGGCCCCTGATATTATTAATTCTCCTGACGCTGTGCCTGATGTTGATCCTATAACAGGAGGTGCCAATGTGAATGATTCAAATGAACCATCTTGTAAAACTATAAATGAATAAAGTTCTTGGAATGCTGATCTTTCAAGTGGTGGCGATTGCAAAGTTAATGACCAATACTGTCCACCTGTTTTGGCTCTTTGTGTCTTACCGGTCACAGATTCTGTCTGCCTAACTGTCACATTATTTCTAAAACCTAATGCTGTAAATCCTGCTGTTGGAAATGTTCCACTCATATTATACCTATGCGGTTATCGCCCGCATACCCCTTTCTCTCAATGCTCTGTTAATTAAACCCACTATCATGTCTTGTCTTGTCATTAATAGATCATCAAAGTCTGATGTGTCTATTGCACTAATGTTAAAATTCAATGTCATTCCGCCGCCGCCCATTCTGTCATTTGGAACAATGGTTCCTGATGATTGTGGTACAAATAATTCTTGCCCTTGCTCACCAACTATAAATGGTTGGCCTGCTGTTACTGGACCACCTGTTCTTCTACCTGGATAATTTTCTCGCCTAATCATTGCAACTTGTGCCAAACCTGCCGCAATAACAAGTGCTGATGTAATAAATCCTAACATACCACCCTGTGCAAATGCTTTGGTTGCACCTTCGTATGTGTTCTGGATCGCTTGTGCTATCTTGACCGCTTTCTGTATTTGGAAGAATTTTTTATTTTCTTGTGCAAGCAAATCAAGTGTTCTGCCCGCCATTGAAACCATGATTTCTTTTTTCTCTTTTTCAGTTGCACCGGTAATATCGGCTTCCCTAAACTTTCCTTCCTTGAATGCGTCGATCCCTTCTCTTCTTATTCGTTCTTGTTCTTCTGCTCGTCTTCGTATATCAGCCATTCTTTCGTCGTTGGCTGCTTTACTAATGTCTGTTCTTTTGTTTTCGTAAAATTTTTCAATCTCTGCTCTGCCTTTTGCTGCCTCCTCTTCTGAGAAAGATCTGTTTTTAAGGCCGTCCTCGATAACTTTTAATTTTTCTTTTTCTTTCCTTGCAAGTGCTTGTAATTCTGTTTCATTTAATTTTAATATTTCGCCTAATGCTTTTTTATGTTCTTTTGCAAGTTTTTTCTGTGCTTGTTCTGCTTTCTTTTGTTCTTTGGCTAATTCTTTTTGTTTCTTAGCAACAATTTGGATTTGGTCTTCATAGTTTTCATATGTTTTGACACCGTCATCGACTTCGTCATTTAAATCTTCCTGTCCTTCTTCTGCATCTTTGTTTATTGCAACATAGGTCGCTACTGCTCCACCGACTGCAATTATGGCTGTTGCGATTCTTAATAACGGATTTTTACCTGCTATCTTGTTGAACAGGTTCATCATTATACCTGCTGTTTTTAATTTTTGTGATAATCGATGAACTAATAAAACTGTCTGCGCAAGTCCTAGACCAACAAGTCCTGCCGCCATTATATCTAAATTTGCTACAACAAATTGTATTGCATTACCTAGACCCTCACCTATTGATTTGATCAAAGCCTCATTTTCTTTAATGGCTTCTGTAAGTCCTAGTACAACTTCTCCAATGGCTGGCGCCATGGCCATACCAAATGTGTCTGCGGCGTCTTTGGCCGCAATTCCCAAGTTAGAGAATTGAACAGACATATTTCCTAATAATGCCGCTGTTGCTCCACTATATCTTTCGTTGATACCGTCACCTAAGGCTTTAACAACTTTTTCTGCATTACCGGCTTCTTTTGCAAATTTACTTAATTCGCTTCTTGATATTCCTAATTTTTCTTTAAGAATATCATAAACCGGTAAACCTCGATCAGCAAGTCTGTCAAGATCCATTAATTCAACTGTTTGTGATTGTAACGATCTTGTATAAAAGTCTGTTATTGCTTGTAACGATCCAATTTGATCTGATGTAACTGCCGCCGCATCACTAAATGTGGTTAATAACTCTTTGGTTGGATTTAAACCGTTTGCTTGTAATTTGATATATGATTGTGTAAGTTCCTCAACACCAAATTGAGTTTCTGTAGCAAAATTTTTAATAAACTCAAATGCTTCAGCACCTTGTTTAGCACCACCGGTAACTGAAGAAAGTGTTGTTCTTAAGTCTTGGAATCTGGCCGCTGTTGTGACGGCATTTTTAGCAAGTGAAACAAGTCCAATAGCACCCAAAGCTCCAGCCGCAAGTTTGGCTACAGGACCAATACCGCCTATTGATCCTTTAAGTCTTTTTACTTCGCCCGTAAGTCTTTTTATCTCACGGTCTTGTGC